GTAAACGTGGCCTACACGGACGTTCAGCAGACGCCTTCGCAAGATGGCCTGATGGCTGAGTTCGTCCAGCAACCCACCGCCTTCGATCAGAACCTGGCAGACATTGTGCAGGCCGCAAGCTACCAAACACCCACTGCATCCGGTGGCGCTGCTCCTGCCGGTGGAGTTGGAACCGCTGCCGGTGGATATGACACAGCAGTGAACCGTGATGCCGCAATCACCCTTCTTAACAATATCCGCACTGCCCTGATTCGTGCGGGAATCATGAGCTAAACACCATGCAAAGACTCCCCAAACGCCTCGTAGACGGTTCGCAACTTACCGCAGTTGCAGCAACGTACTACACGACTCCCGCAAACACGCTGACAACTATCTCGGCCTGCACGCTGACAAACACCACTGCTGGTGTTGTAACTGCCACGGTTCACCTTGTGCCTAACGGTGGCTCGGCTACGGCGTCCAATTGCGTACTGAGCGCCAGGGCACTTGCAGCAGGTGAGGCTTTCAATGTTGGCTCTGCCATCGGCCAAACGCTGCCCGCTGGTGGCACGTTGCAAGCCCTGGCTGGCTCTGCGACTTCCATTTCGCTGGTGGCGTCAGGGTATGAGTCCATACCGTGAGGGTGACATTCAGCAGTGAGCTGCTGGCCCTTGGGCGCTACCCCGCATTCCTTGATCAGCGCACGGGCGAGATTGTCCCGCCCAGCAATGACGCAAAGGAAGTCGGCGCATGGATTCGCGCACTGACCAATGAAATGTTGGCACTGCCAAGTGATGACAAGCGAGAGTTTGAGGTTAAGCACACGTTTCTGGATGGCGTTTACATGCGCGAACTGTTCATCCCAAAAGGTTCTTTCCTGATTGGGAAGGTTCACCGCTTGCCATGCTTGAACATCGTTAGCAGAGGCGACATTAGCGTGATCACTGAGACGGGTTCGGCAAGGGTGAGGGCTGGTTACTCAGTATCTTCCCCGGCTGGCATCCAGAAAGTTGGCTATGCCCATGAAGACACCGTTTTTGTAAACGTCTTTCGCACAGATGAAACCGATCTATCCAAGATAGAACACGCGATTTCATTTGACAGCTATTCAGAACAATTGGAATTTGAAGGAGATACGCTATGTCTGTAGCATGGGTTGGTGCCGGTATCGCAGCGGTTGGCACGCTGAATTCAATGAACGCGTCAAAGAGTGCGGCCATTTACATCTCCACCACTGCGCCAATGACGGCAAATTTACAAGCCTCAGTCGTGCGGATTTCCCACACTCGATTTCTGCCCTGCCCTAGCCTGCGGAAGATGCAGCGCACACCGTACTCACCGACTTGGCCCATAGAGGCGTAATGCTCATTGCTCCATGTATGACCGCCATCGTTTGACCAGCGAAGGGCAAGCTGTGGATCAGGAACAGCGTCGTTGCCCACGCCGGTTTCCATGTCCACTTGAAGCGAGGCAATGAAGATGCGCTCTTGTAGGTTTTCCGCTGTCTGTGATGCACGGAGTCTCAGGATGGGATCACCGTTATCAGTGAAGGCGTCCAAGTCGAGGGAGTAGATGTTTCCGGTTTCCCAATCGCCTACCAAGTGTTTTCCGTTGAAGAAGCATGAGCAATTGGCCCTCCAGCGCCCCAGAACGCCCGTAGACGGGTTCCGCCATGCACGTTCATGCCATTGCTGCGTCGCTGCGTCATAAACCCATGTGGCCCCGTCTGTGGGGAATGTGAGGACGTAGAAGATATGGCCTTCTTGCTGGTAGGTGAAGGCAAACGCGTCCGACAATGTGTAGTTGGCAAAGGCGAATTCCAGCGCATGGGTGGAGATTCGCATGGGGGTGTAGCCGTTGGCTCTCCAGACAATGCCCTGCCCTCTATCGTCAGCACCCAACCAGAACACGGTGTTGTCAGCTTTAGCGACAGTGCCACCAGCAGCGCAGCCGTGTTCAATGAAGGTGTTACCAGAGCGAGAAAATGGGAAGTCGGTGGAGCCAGTGTTAACCCACACTTCTGCCGAGTCATTGCCGAACAACCACAACTCGCGGTGATCTGAAATGATGCCGATGGTGTTATCGGGTGCGCCTTCTGCCGATGCGAAGTCCAGAGCATCCCAGGCTGCGCCGTCATACGCCGTGGTGTTGATCCAGAAAGACGGCGAACCGTTCTTGCCGGACACGATGAAGTATCCGTCTTGGTAGGTGCAACGCTTCACGCCATTGGGGAAGTCGGTGTCTGTGATGCTGGACAGCACGCCCGTTGCAGTCGTGATCAAGTAACCAGCCACGCCGTCAACGATCAGGATTTGTGAGCCGTTGGAGCAGATGCCAACTTCACCGGATGAGGTGCTGATGGTTCCGAGGGATGTGTAAGCGTTGGCTGCATCCACCTTGTATACCGTGCTGCCAGCGATCCAGTAGGAATAGGAGTCTTGCGAGATGCAGCCACGCGCAGGGGATGTGGGTAGGGTGAACTCAAGGACTGTGCCGGGTGTACCGTACAGGGCCACAGGAGCGCGGGGGCTGCTGTTGTCCATTTCAAGGTAGCAGTTTACAGCCTTCTGCGCGTCAGCGTTCAGGCTGCGGCTGGTGTATGCCGGGCCCACAAATGGCACGCGGACTTTCATCAGTAAGTCCCGCTGTACACGTTGAAGCGCAGATTGCGCAGGTTCACATTCATCTGCGGCACGACTACGTTTGTTCTGCGAATAGCGCGGCGGGCATTGATGGCACCACGCAGGACACTGGCAGGAAGATCACGAATGCCTGGGGCCAGTTCTTCGGCCAGCGAGTATTCCAGGGCTTTCTTGTAGCCAGGGACTAGCGTGTAGTCGGTGGAGGTGTCGGCAAACTGGGTGAGGTAGACAGCGCAGGGGAGGTGAATCTCCACGGCAACAGGCGGGACGGGGTAGAAGTAGACGCGGGCAGTGTCGGTGCTGCCGTCGTAGTAGAAGTATTGGGGGAAGGTGGATTGCACCGTCTTGAGCGTGATTCGCTCGTACTGTTCACGATCCAACTCTTCAAGCGGATAGTCCACGCCGTTCAATCGGGCGAATGCCCCGCCTTCGATGCGAGTCGGGCGCACGGCGTTGAAGTCCAAGCCAGTGCCGATGGTGGCCGACTGGCCTGATACGTTGGCTGTGATCTCGTTGACGGTAACGATGAAGTTGGATTGCGTGTTCCATCCGTCAATCATGGAATTGAGCGCGTCCAGTGCGTATTCCGTATCGTCACCGGACAATGGTTCGCCAGCGGCCTTGTATCCCAGTAGCGAGTAGGCTCTATCAATGATCTGGAGTGCTGTTGTCATCTTTAGCCTTGCGGGGTTTGCGAGTCTTTACAGGTTCATTCAGTGATGCGAAGCCTTCCATGCGCTTTACATCCTCTTCGGCTTTGTCTTTGACAACTACATAATCCTCAAGGGATTTGTAGAGGACTTTGGGGAATTCTTGAAACATAGTTCTCAAAGAAAAAGCCCCCTAGCCTTGTGAGCTAGAGGGACAGTTTTTAGTTGCTCAGAATACGAGCAGCCAATTGGGCACGAATTGTGCGATATCCGTACAAAACATCGAGACGGCAAGGCATCGTATCTGTAGAAATCGCATACTGGCGAACGATACGCATAGACAAACCGTCATACACTTCCCGGGCCGCAAAATCGACCCCGTTGGGCATGATCAGGTCAGCAGTCGCAAAGGCAAAGGCGTCCTTATGGAAAGCCAGCGAAGGCTTATACACAGCAGAAGCGCCGCCCACCTTGGTCAGAGCTGCACCGTTGGGCATACCAGCAGCAACCACGTTTTGCAGGCCCGTGGAGGTGTAGATTGCCGGAGCAAAGGCCAGAGAGCCAGCGCCGCCAGCGTAGTCGGTGGTAACCACGAACTGCTGCAATACACCGGTGTCGGCCTTGGTTTCGGGGTGGACGCGGTTGCAACCAACCACAGTGAACACATCGCCCTTCTTGAAGGTCGTTGCACCCACGGCCACAGTCACAGCGGCAGTGCCGTTGACGGTGATTGCGCCGTTCACCGTGTAAGTGGTGGCCGATGCGGCAGTGCCGGTAGTCTGCGAAGCAAGCAGCGTGTTCTCATAGATGGTGCCGAAGCCAGCGGTGCGGCCCACGATGCCTTCGCGGTACTGCTTGCTGATCTCGGTGGAGTCTTGGAACAGGCCTTTCAAGCCATCAACCATATCCAGATTGTCCTGGGTGTTCAGCAGCAGGGTGCGGTCATTGCCGGGAGCCAGGTTGTCCACCAGCAGCTTGCGGGCGGTCAAAGCCTTGTTGAACGTAATGGCAGAGCCAACGTTATTCACGCTGTTGTAAACGTCCAGAGCCATGCTCAAGGCGTCTGCTTCCATGTTGGCGGCGAGAACGGCCATTGCGGGCTGCAAGATGCGTTCGCTAAAGTCATCCATGCTAAGGGTCAACTCATTGGAAGAGAACGTAATGTCCACGCCCTTCTGGGTTGCAACTTGCAGGGTCGTGCTGGTTTCAGTGGTGTCCTGGGTTGACAGGGATGCGCCAGTGCGAACGGTGTACTGATTGGGCAGTCGGATTTTCAGCGAGTCGCCAATCTTGGCACCAGACTTGGCGAAACTATCGTCATAGGTGCGATTGATGGAGCCGATGAAGTTCAGCTTCTGGTGCAGGATTTGCAGGGCTTTGCGTGTGACGGCTGTGGGAGTGAGTAGTGCGTTGGGCATGATTCTCTTTCAGAAATGAAAAAACCACCCGTAGGTGGCTGGTTTAGTGGTTACCGGCTACGCGCTCGGGCCTGTTCTTTCCGCATCCATGTGTCAATGTCGTCGTCATCACTTGGAAGTGACGATGCGGACGATTTGCCACGCTGGCCCACGGGGTTGATTGGCTCGGGTGCTTTGCTCGGGTTTGCTTTCGGTCTTGCGGCCAACTCGGATTCGATCCGTGTCAGTTCGCGCGCGGCCTTGATGGGTGACATTTGCGATATGTCGTGCGCCTTGCCAGGGTTTTTCCCAAGGAAGTAAGCAACGTCTGCCCCCAAATCACTTTCGCCAATGAACTCAGCCATTGACTCATTGATGGACAGGGATGGATTGCTCACCACAGAATTGAAGTCTGGATAGCGCTCGGTGGCCTTTTCCGCCTTGTCGATGAAGCTCTCGCTCCGTCGTTCGGCTTCCTTGCTACGTTCGCGCTCTGCCAGTTTCTCCGCTGCTCGGACTTCGGCTAGGTGCTCAACTTGTGCCCGCAAATATTCGCCTTCGTCTCGGAAGGTTTCGCGCTGTGGCTCCTGCTGCAAAGTGGCCTGCTGCTGCTGTTCGCGCAACTGAGCCTCTACACGGCGGTGCACCCTGCGTTCTTCTTTCAAGAGCCGCTTCTGAACCATTGCATCCACTTCCGCTTGCGTGAAAGTCTTTGCCGGTTCATCCTGCTTTTCCTTCTCCACTAAACCATCAGGCGCAGTACCCTCTGGAGTGTTTGGCTCTGTTTTTACGTCATCAGATGCGACGGGCGTGGGCAAGCCCACTTCTTCAAGTGTCTCAGTTGACATGGGGGAGAGCCTTTCGGCTTGACCCTGTTAGACAGAACAGGTACTGCGTGGGCTTATGCCCTAGAGCAGCGCCGCAACTATTGCTGCGATTTGCTCATCTTCTTGTGCCTGCCGCATCTCTGCGACTAACTCAAGGTAGATTTCTTTGTAGGCTTGCTTGTAAGCAAACCCAAGTTCATCCATCGCCCTTTGCATTTCTGTTTGGGCGTCTTGTTTGTTGCCACTGATTGCGGCAACGGCTTCCAACTCAATAGCCTGGGCGACTTCTGGCTCAATCTCTTCCAGCTTTTGCAGAACCGGAGGACTTAGTAGGCGGTGCCAGTAGCTGGATTTATCGTCCTTTAGCTTGCCGGGGCCGCCGCCGTAATACTGGATTGCGTCACCAGCAAAGGTGATTGACGCATCGCCACCGCTTACCGTGTAGCTTCCACCCTCGCAGGTTAGGACATAAGCACCCGGCGAAGTCTTGGTGATCGTTGCCGATTGCCCTGTCAGCGCATACAAACCACCCAAGGCAGTCAGGTTGTAATTGACTGCCGATGGCGTGTAGGTAATCGTTACCTGCTGCCCGGTGTATGCGTAAGCGCCGCCAGACCCCACCAACCGCTTCGACTTAAGCAGCGTTGCTGTTTGCCCCGTAACTCCGTAGCTTCCACCGCTTGCAACGATCCGCTTGGAGCGCAGCAGTGTTGCGCTTTGCCCTGCGATTGCGTAACTACCGCCGCTTGCCACAACCACACGGCTGCGCTTGAGAATGGCCGACTGTCCGGTTACCGAGTAAGCCCCGCCACTGGCTGCAAGCACCCGGCTTTTCAGCAGTGTTGCTGTCTGACCTGTGACTGTGTAGGTGCCGCCCTGTGCTGTGAGGGTGTAAGAGCCACTTGCGGCAGTGGTATCAATGATCTCTGTGTCAAACCAACCAGCGGCCTGTAATTCCGTGTCAAACCAAGCATCCGGCCTTAATTCTCCGTCAAACCATCCAAGGTATGACATTGCTTAACCTCGCGTGAAGTTCGCACCATCAAACAGCCAACCAATATCCTCGTCGCCCGCGCGCTCCCTGACTAGGCAATCGGGGTAGCATTCGTGCAGTGACTGTAAATCATCAACCGACACGCAATGCACCACCACTCCGTCACGGATCAGAACGTAGGTCATTACTTCTCCATGACGACAATTTCGCCCGAGTAAAACGTGGCAGTGGTTGCAGAGGCAACGTTGCAGTGCAGTAGTGTGGTGCCGTTGTAGATGCGGATGCCGGGCATACCGATGATCTTCTGGGCGTTGACGTTGGGGATTGTGGTGCCTATCGTCGCAATGTCTCGGGTGATCATCAGGTTGATCGTGCCGGTCAGCATGGAGGTTCCAAGCGTGATACTTTGGATGGAGCGCACGCCACGGTCACCAGCGGCCAGGTTGAACCACACGAGTGTCCCTACAACCGGAGTGGCGGGGACCTGGGAGCCAACGATGGCCAGCAGGGTTGCTGTGCGTCCAGCCGTGCCATCGCTGTTGGTGTAGCTGACGGTCAAGTTGGCACCCGCAGCAGCCAGCGTAGACGCCGCGCTGAAATACAGGGCAATGCTGCACCCCTCGCCATTGGTCGTGCCGTTCAGGTCACGCGCCGGAAGCGTAGGCGAGACGATGGCCTGCGCCGTCGTGGTGGTGACCACTAGGCCCGAGTTCACCCACAAGCAATCAAAGAAAACGTGCGTGTGATTGACTGACGAAGCCATATTCACTTCGGTCAGGTAGTTGCCACCCGTGGACGGGTTCGTGATTGGGATGCAGCCATAGTCAGCAGCCACAGTGCCATCGGTCACGCGGCCATTGACGCCAGGAGTGCCGGGTGCCCATGCACCAGGGAAGCCTGCGTCTTTGGCTGTGCAGTACCAGTAGCCAACGGCGTCCGCAGCAGTGCCGGACTTCATAAAACCAACACTGCGACCGTTATAGGCACCAAGGCCAGAGGGCGGATACTCAGCGCCTTGTGCGTCACGGTGAACCCATGAGCCATCCTCGCGGTAGCCAAGGTTTTCACCGGGCAGGAGAATGAACTGCATCAGCTCAATCACGTTAGTGCCGTCCGTGTGCTGAACGCCCACCGTGCAGGAGGTGCCCGCCGAGTTGTTTGTGCAGTAAATGGCCTTCACGTTGCGCTGGGTGGACGCCGCAGGACTTCCCACGATGGTGGTTGTAGTAGCTGTGGTGATCAGCGTGTTGGTGCGCAGCGGGGTGATTGTGGTGCCGTTCACGTCCACATAGGACGTATGCACCTCAATGGTGGACACAGCGGCGCTAGTTGTCAGTCGAACCAGGTCGGATGTGGATGTAAGAAGCAGCATGGTTTAAGTGATCTTGAACACGCCAACAGTGGCCGTCTGATCGAGGTCAACCGTGACCGTCTCAGCGGCTGCCACAGCCTGCGCCGATCCGTAATCCCAATATCCCAACACGGTGCCATTTGCGCCATTCAGGACAGTCTTGTTAACCAACAACGCATAGCGGAAGGTGAAGCCGCCACCAGTACCCGTCCACACAGCAGGATCAGCCAGCACAAGAACAAAGTCTGCGCCATTCATGCCAGACGATGTGGTGGTGACGTTGTTGCCGCCAGCCGTATAGCCGCCAGCAGTTGCCAAGTCGGTTGTTCCACTGGTGAATACCTTGGACGCAGGGGCGGCAGACGAAAGTGCAACGGCCCACTGATCAGTACCGGCGTTGCCGCCCTCTACCAAGTCCTCAATGGCCGATGTGACCTTTACATATGATGCGGTGGGCATTTTTAGCCTTCAATCTTTTCGCCAACGAATGAGCCGTCAGCTTGTTTGACAATACGAACCTGGGTTTGCTTGGGGCGCTGCAATTCCATGAGTAGGGCCATGTCCTGCTCACGGTCTGCGGCCATGTCCTGCATGAGTTGCTGCTGCCCTTGGGCAATCACGGCCACAGCCTCGCCAGTGCTTTGCATGGTTGCAGCAAGAGTCTCCAGAACAGGCCCAATGGCCCCCACAAGCTGCCCATTCACATCAGGCAATACCATTGGGGCTTGCTGCTGTTGCGGTTGTTGCGGGGCTTGCTCGGCAGGCATTTGCATCTCTTGCGCATCCCTGATCTCTTCCAAGGCATCGCGCTTTTCAATCTCCAACTTCAACGAAATGCACTCCGACTGAGCTTTCTGCACAGCCAGCTTTGCAGCGCCGGCCTCTTGCTCTTTTTGCTCCAGCTCCGACTGCATGGCTTGGACAACGTGATCCAGTTGGCCCATCTGCTCCTGCATCTGCTGCATGGCCTGTTGGACTTGCGGGGGAACTTCGGGAGCGCCTGCGTCTTTGTTCATCTCTTGTTGCACAGCAGGCAGAAGGGTTAGCTTCATGCGATCCGCCATTTCCTCGGCACCCGGCCAATCCATGTTCTTGATCAGCAAGTCTCCAATGACCTGCCACAGCTGCGGGTTTGCCTGCGTCATGGAGGTCATGGCCTCCACAGCCTCAACCCGGCGAGTTGTGAAGCTCGGGCCAGTTGTGGTGTAAATGTCGTATGTGCCAATGTTCGGATTGAATATGCGCTTGATCTCGCCCTGCTCATCGCGGTATTCCGTCATGGCCTCGGGGTTCTTGGGATCAATCGTCACATTGGATTGCGAGTCATCTTCACCCAAGATCAAGGCAATGCGCTGGGTGTCATAGATGCGCGGGATCATGTCCAAGATGATGCGACCCACATGGCGCACAGCGCGGGCCAGGTTGTCAACGTAGTGGAAGGTTGCAGTGTCGCCTTCGCGCTGGCGGGCCATGATTGCGCGGCCAGAAGTCTCGTTGCTCTTTTGGCCCAGGCTTGCATCGTATTGGCCTGTTTCAGCCTTAATGTCATCAGAAGCGCCCATGGCGATCTGGTTCAGGCCAGTCTCTACCGTCGCAGGCTGGGTGCGGTTCGGGCCTGGGATGGGGTTGCCGTTCTCGTCCACATGGTTATACGGCAGGTAAGCATGGTTTGCCGTGTTGGCAGTCTGCCATTCCTTCTCGCCAGTGAACCAACCTTCATCCTTGGAGAATGTCCAATCAATGGCATCAGCCTTGGGATACTCTTCCTTGAATTCCTTTTCCTTCATGCGTTCTTCAATGAAGAAGAAACGGCGGTCAGCGCCTGCGGGGTCTTGAATGTCAGGATCGTCGTAGCACTTGAACGGGTCTTTGATCCGGTCAATGAAAATGTCTTGGTCGAAGCTATCGGGGCGGATGTAGTCCGTCAGCACTCGGATGTAGCCTAGGCCATGGACTACTTGGCACTCTGCGGCGGTGTCATAGGCAATGTCAGCATCCGAATTGGCTTCGATGTGCTTCACCAGGCCCATCAGAATATCGGCCACCTCAGGATCGGCGTTGTCATCAGCGGGGCGAAAGCGAATCGAGGGGCGGTTCTGCCGAATGTCGTTTGTCACCTGGCGGATGTGCTGCGGCATCTTGTTGATGGTCAGCATGGGACGGCCCTTGCGCGTCACTTGGTCGGCTTTTTCCCACTGCCAGGGATCATCGGGGGATGCAGCCGCAAAGCGAATGTCGTCCCGCATCTTCTCTCGATTGTGACTAGAGCGTTCAAGAGCGTATTCGAAACGCTCCTTCGCCGTCACTAGCACATCGTTTTTATCCATTAGGACATCCAGCTTTCAGAATCGGGAATGGTTTTAAGGGGTTTGCGAGTGCGAACATTCGCGGCCCGCCTTGCGCCCTCCAGCGCATACCGGAGGGCATCTATAACGTGGTTGTCTTTGTCTGCCAGTACCGGCATCACTTCGCTTGTCAGCGGGTCAGTCTTGAATGCGTACAGCGTCAGCTCGTCAATCAAGTGCTTGCAGCGTGGGTGAACCACAATGTCAAAGCTCTTGAGGAACTCAACGCCCTCCTCTACAGACTTGGCACCTTTGATGGCGCTAGTGATCTTTGGGAAGCCGTTGCGCTGTAGGTGCGAGATAGTCTCAGGCCGTGCCGAATCAGCAACCATCGGCCATTTCTCACTATCTGGCAGGCTCATAAACAGTGCAGGCGTGTCCACAATCTCGCAGCCCACCCGATATGCCTCATAAGGGATATAGAGCTTCCTGCCCTTGATGTAGCACTGCACCAGAACAGTCGGATCAACGCTAAAGCCCCAATCCGCACCCTGGCGAATCGTTGCCTCTGCATCTACCTCGAATTCCTCAATCGTCCAGTTCTTAAAGACTCGCGCTTCGCTGCTGGTTTGGTACTGGCCTTCCCAGATGTGCAGGTACTTGTCCAGATCACGGCGCTTGTCGTAATCCATTTCCTGACGCAGCACCTCGGGAAACCAGTAGTTGCTCTGCCAATTCACATGCAAAAGCAGCGTGTTAGGCGGCAACTCATCTGCCTTGAACATCACATCAATCGGATCAGTGTCAAAGCGCGGGTTGTAGGTGAACCAGATTTCACTGCCAGGAGTGCGGATTGTCGGCACCAGGTCATCCAAGGATGCACGGCTAATCGTCTGCGCCTCTTCCACCCAGCAGCGCGTAATCCCTTCCATCGACTTGATCGAAGCAGAGTTACCGCGCAGGCCAGCGAAGATGAACAAGCTCCCATTCTTCCCGCGTATCTCGTTCTCCACGGATTCATAGAAGCTCTCAAGCCCCAACCTCTTGATTTCATCGTCAAGCAGGCGTTTTACGGAGTCTTTGATGGACTTCTGAATCTCGCGGGCACACAAGACACGGTGCGGCTCTGCTGCGGCTTGCAGGAGCAATACAGCGGCTGCCGATCTACTCTTGCCGCTTCCACGGCCACCGCGCATGACTTTGTAGCGGAATGGCTCCCAAAGTCTTTGCGCCCAATCAGGCAGCGCTGCCATCTGGCTTGACGAAGGTTACTGATATGCCAAGAGCCAAAGGATTCTCTGCGTCTCCACCTACTGTGACTGCACTCAAGTCCGGGATGCTCTTGCGCAACAGGATTTCTATTGCCTTCATGCGGGTGGGCGACATATCACCCCCTCCCGTAAGTGCATGATCTTGCAGCACATTTATGAGCTGACTTGTCTGGATTCGTGCGCGTACATCTTCGCTGTGACGCTTGTTGATTCGTGGAGCCATACCAGCCTTTCGGCGACCCAGAATAACGTCTGGTCGATTGTGTAAAAAAGCCGCTTTCTTTACAGCGGCAAGATCAGATGCGATCTGACCAAGGGGAGTTTGTCCAGCCCCCACCAGAGTGCCAGGGAGGACTAGCGGCTCTGATGGGGTTTGAATGCTGGAGGTAGACCGATTTACCCATCGTTCAGGGGCCAATCCATAGCTCAGAGCCTGCCAATGAAGAAAGCAGGGAAGCTATGTGCGGATTGGGTTTGAAAGGTGCAGGGTGCGATCTAAGGATATAGACAGCCTATTGATGTTGACCGACCCCGCGAAAGCAAAAAGCCCCCGATCTTGCGAAAGGAGGCTATTTTTGGAGGCGACTATGGCCTACAGGGCAGATTTTCTACATTATTCCCGCGTCCGTCAAGCGTTTCATAAGAATATTTCTTGCCTCAGAAACAATCTTTTGCCTCTCCAACTGATCCACCGGAAGGCGAAGGCTTGCCCATACCTGTTTCCCGGTGTGGAGGTTCCTGGCGCTGATATAGATGGCTGTCCGGTGATCTGGCTTCAACTCTCCGATATGGAAGTCCACGGCTTCCATCTGATTGTTGTGCAGCGTCCCGTCCACCACATCCGACTCGCTGTCCCACTGGCGCGAACTCACCAGGCCATTGAACATCGGGGCTGTTCC